CTTTGAAATTTCTCCGGGGGGATTTTTCTGTAGACCTTTTGATTATATTTGTTTTGTTTAATAGTACTTTCGTGCCAGATATACAGCCCCCACGACTAGGTACCCTCCTACCTATTGTAAAAGTACTCCTTTCGATTTTTAAAAAGTGTAGGTAATGTCATCGTTATTCTCCTTTAAGCAGTCCGAATCCCTGTATATTTGGCACCAAAGTACTATTAAACAGATGACAAACGAAACAGAAGTTAAGGTGATATTCTCATGGCAAAAGAAAAAGAAGAAAGCAAAAAACCAAAAATGAGAACATCAGCCACAACTCCCGAATCTTCTGAACATCGTGCAGCATCATTAGCAATGAAGCTTGCAATTCAGAAGTTGGAAGACGGAACAGCATCAAATCAACTTATAATCGAGATGATTCGACTTGGTTCTACAGAATCCGCCCTCAAGAAAGAACGAATGGAACAAGAGATAGAACTAATAACTGCTAAAACCGATTCCATAAAATCGGAAAAGAGAAGCGAGGAGTTGTTTGCTGACGCTATAGCAGCTATGAAAAAATATCGAGGAAGTCAAGACGATGATTAGATGCTATTCAGATTTGGTGAAATTAAAAACCATCGAAGAACGATTCGATTATTTAAAAGTTCATTCTAGAATAGGTGAAGACACATTCGGATTTGATCGATGGCTTAATCAGGAATTATATCGAACACCAAAATGGAGATCAACCCGACGAGAAGTTATATTACGAGACAATGGAAATGATCTCGGGATAGATGGTTATGCTATTGGTGGAGTAATAGTTGTTCATCACATGAATCCAATAAGTGAGAGAGACATCGTTGATAAAAATCCTGAAATTTTTGATCCAGAGTATCTTATTTCTTGCTCGGATCTAACACACAAGGCAATACATTATGGAGACTCGGCTTTGTTACCAAAGAAATACATTCCGAGAAAACCGAATGACACAATACCATGGAGGTAGATTTGAAATGAGAAAAGAAATAAGTAATGAGAAAGTCAATTACAGCAACATCTCAAAAAATCAGGCGAAAAGAGAGATCACAAAAGAAAATTTTGAGACAGAGCAGGTAAAGAAAGAACCGGTTAAAGAAGAACCTGTCCAAAAAGTTAAAGAAAAGAAAGAGGACCAGAAATCTGTAAAAAAGGCAGTTGTTTATAACTGTGAGGAACTCAACATCAGATCTACCCCCGATACAAACGGATCAAATGTAATTTCCGTTGCCAAGAAAGGAATGAGCTATAACACATCTGGAACAGTTATTAATGGTTTTGTTGAGATTGAGTTTAATGGCGGAAAAGCATACGCCATGGCACAGTATCTTGACATTAAATAAAGGTATTCAAAATGGCTAATGTAAAAACAGAAGACAGCATATTTTTGACAATCAAGAAGTTAAGAGGAATTGATACCGAAGATGATTCTTTTGATACCGACATTAGAGTTGCTATAAATTCTGCATTATCAATCTTAACACAAATTGGAGTTGGACCAGAAAAAGGATATATGATAATGGGGGAAGAGGATACCTGGTCTGATCTAACAGATGACGAAGAAAGTTTGTCGATGATTGTTAGTTATGTTGACATGAGAGTTCATCTAGTGTTTGATCCTCCATCAAATTCATTCCTTGTTTCTGAAATTCAAGAAGCAATAAAAGAGCTCGAATGTCGAATTAATATTGCTGTAAATGATGTAAACAGATCTAAGCAATAAAGGAGAAATAACGATGAATAGTCCTTTACCATACATTAATCTCTTACAAGGAGATTTTTGTTACAAAGTTAAAGGCAAAAATGGAGCCACAACTTTTAGTCTTGGTCCTAACAGTCGTATACCATTATTTGATGAAGAAAACGATATATTTTTCATCAAGACAACCGATGCTAATGGTGAACCGACAATTCGAATGTTTAAATTTGAAGAGATCAAGGATGAGGAGTACCCAGAGAAATACTTAACAATTGAAAAATTCGATGATTATATGAAAGATTTTAGAAAGGAGTTATTAGATGCCCAGCTCGATATTCGGAATGCCGTTCAATCCGCTACAGCAAATGCCAGCGGCTCAAAAACCACAAAACATGATTCAGCAGACCGTTCCTACTCCGCAGATTCAAGCACCACAAACAAACGGAGACATGATAACAATAATCACTGATTATTTGAAAAAGAATGATGGAAATGCTGAACAAGCTTTCTATGCTATAGCAAAAGACTATAACATAGATCCTGCACCATTAGTAAATGAGATCAAATCAATGAAAGATCCAAAAAGTTTTGCTGAGAGTTTAATAAAAAATAACCCTCAAATAAATCAGTTGTTGGCTTTATTGTCAAATGTAAAATAGGTATAAACCGAGAAATCGGTTTGTATAATTTTTAAGAAAGGAGGAAAAGTCGCATGACTGAAGGTATGACACCCTCAGACGTTGCTCTCCTCTCTGGGAATAACGACAATAGTCTTAATGGCGGCACTGGTCTTATCTGGCTGATCGCTATTATGGCATTGTTCGGGAGAGGAGGATTTGGTATGGGCGGAGGATATCCTGTAGCACCCGGTGTTAGCGAAGGTGAACTGGCTTCTAGTCAGGCAAATCAGACGATGCAGCTTCAGTTGTCTAATCTTGCTACTTCTCAGGCAGATAGCAATTATCAGACGGCTCAGCTCATCAACAATCTGTTGGCAAGCTTGACGAACCAGAACAACACCAATACGATCAATGCTATTCAGGGCTTCAACAACCTTGGTTTGCAGATCACGAATCAGACGAACGTTCTGCAGCAGTCGATCCAGGCATTGGCGTCGCAGCTGACCTCTTGCTGCTGCGAGATTAAGACTCAGATGCTTAATGATCGGCTCGAAGATGCTCAAGCTAAGATTGTTACGCTTCAGGGTCAGCTCGACAATCGTGACCAGACTCAGACGATTCTCAGCCAGCTTGGTAGATTCGTAACTTGGGCTGGTAGCGGAACCCCGGCAACAGCGTCTACAGTTGCAGGCTAAGTGATTTTCAACCGAGGTGGTAGATGATTCCTGAACTGTTGTTTGATTCACCAGTTAACGAGTTGCTGCGTGTGGAATTAGTCTATTACCTCGGTTAAATCATGAATGATGAATTACTTGATGTAATAACTCTTTTGTCTTTTATTTTGCAAATCCAAAACTACAATGAAAATTTATCTCAAAATGATAAAGCGGATTTGATGCATGCTATAGATACACAGACAAGAGAGATATTAACTAGAATCGAAAATGACATAGATGCTCAAAACAAAAAATTGGATGAAATAATGGAAAGGTTAAAGAGAATCGATGGACATTGAATATTTTAAGAAACAAATCGAAGAAGAACTTGATGGAGCAGATCAGTATATTAGATATGCCATCGAGATTAAACCGATGAACATCCAATGGTCGAAAATGTTTTTTGATATGAGTTCGGCAGAATTGGAGCATGCCTCGAATTTGTTCAAGATGTTCGAGGAGTATATTTCTACTTTATCGAGATCTTACCAGGAAATGCCCGAGTATCTTGAAGAGACTCGAAGAAAAGTCATTAAACATTATACGGAATGTACAGCAAAAGTAAAATACATTCAATCAATGTATAAATAAGGTGATTAATCATGAACGAATATGTGTTGGTTCCAAAAGAAGATGTCATAGCTCATCACGGCATCAAAGGACAACAATGGGGTGAGCGAAATGGTCCGCCATATCCTCTAAAAAGAGGGTCAATTAAAGGCTCATACAGAAAATTACGAAAATGGCAAAAAGGAAATGTTGAGAAAGTAAAGAATTCTAAACCTGCCAGAAAAATTAAAGAAGCAAGAGAATACCAGAAAAAGAATCGTCCAACTCCATCCGACATACATGCAATGTCTGACCAGGAAATTCAAGAAAGAACCCAGCGTCTTGAAGCCGAAAGAAATCTTTATAATATTTCACAATATGGAAAAAGCAATGTTGAGAAAATATTAGTTGATGGCGCTAAAGAGGGTGCTAAAAGAGGAGTTGCAATGGTTGTTGCTGGTAGCGTGGCAGTTGCTGGAGCTGCTATAATAGCAAAGAAAACTGGTGTAGATATATCTAAAATGGATATGGGAAAACGAATTTGGGAATTTGCAAAACCAGGAAAGAAATAAAAGAGGATAAACGTCAAAATGGAATTAAGTAATACGGCTGTGCCGGTCTATTACAAACATTTTCGTGATGATGTGCTGGATGGCAAGATTATCGTCAATAAGTATGTCTCTATGGAGATGAATCGTATAGATGGGCTGATTGCTAATCCAGGCGTTTATTACGATGAAGATGCTGTTGAAGGATGGATATCATTTTGTGAAGACGAATTAGTTCTAACAGATGGTTCTCCGTTAAAAATGTTGGACACATTTAAAGTTTGGGCCGAACAAGTATATGGCTGGTATTATTTTACTGAAAGACAGGTTTATGAGCCATATAAAAACAATCATGGCGGACGATATGTAAAAAAAGTAACAAAAGATCGTCTAACAAAGAAACAGTATCTTATTTTAGGTAGAGGTGGAGCAAAATCCGTATACTCAGAATGTCATCAAGCATATGGTTTAGTTGTAGATGCAGACACAACACATCAAATAACAACCGCACCAACAATGCCACAGGCAGAAGAGGTTATGGGTCCATTTCGAACCGCAATAACAATTTCTAGAGGTCCGCTATTTCAATTTTTAACATTTGGAAGCATAAATAATACTACTGGATCTAAAGCCAATCGTCAAAAGTTATGCTCAACAAAGAAAGGTATTCAGAATTTCTTAACTAACTCTTTGCTAGAAGTAAGACCGATGGCGATTGACAAGCTGCAAGGTTTGAGAACAAAATATGCAACGATTGATGAGTGGTTATCTTGTGATATCCGAGAGGATGTCGTTGGCGCAATTGAGCAAGGTGCTTCCAAATTAGATGATTATCTTATTTTAGCAACATCGTCAGAAGGAACCATAAGAAATGGTGCTGGCGATACTATCAAGATGGAGCTTCTCCAGATTTTAAAAGGAGAATATTACAATCCGCACGTTTCGATTTGGTGGTATTGTCTCGATGACGTTAAAGAAGTTGGTATGCCCGAAATGTGGATTAAGGCCCAGCCAAATATTGGTAAAACTGTTAAATACGAGGTATATCAGCTTGATGTAGAAAGAGCAGAACACAATCCAAGTGCTAGAAATGATATCTTAGCCAAAAGATTTGGTCTGCCTATGGAAGGTTTCACGTATTTCTTTACATATGAAGAGACAAGGAAACATCCTAAAACCGATTTCTGGGGACTTCCTTGTGCTATGGGAGCCGATCTTTCTATGGGCGATGATTTCTGTGCTTTCACATTCATATTCCCATTTAAAAATGGGACATTTGGAGTAAAAACTCGTTGTTACATAACTTATACGACATTATCTAAGCTTCAAGCATCAATGCGGCAAAAATACGAGGAGTTTATTAAAGAAGGAAGTCTCATTGTAATGGAAGGTGTAACACTTGACGTTGATAATGAGATATTTGAAGATTTGGATCGATTTATCATTGAATCGGAGTTTGATGTAAGATGCTTTGGTTTCGATCCATATAACTCTAAGGCGTTTGTTGAAAGATGGGTATCAATGAATGGACCATTTGGTATTGAGAAAGTAATACAGGGAGCACGAACTGAATCAGTTCCACTTGGCGAGTTGAAGAATCTTGCTGAGGAAAGAATGCTTATATTTGACCAAGATCTTATGTGCTTCTGTATGGAGAATTGTGTAACGATTGAAGATACAAATGGTAATAGAAAACTTATGAAGAAACGTCATGAGGAAAAGATTGATGCTGTAGCTGCAATGATGGACGCTTATGTATCATTTAAGTTGCATAAAGATGAATTTGATTGAGGATGCTAATATGGACATGTTCATTTGTGCTCATTCAGAACTATCTGATGAGGAATTAGAAAAAAGAAATTATGTCTTTCCAAAGGAACGAAAGTTTCCTTTACCAGATAAAGCACATGTTTTATCCGCCATAAAGTTCTTCAATTACGTTGAGCCTAGTAAAGAGAAGATTTTGGCTAATGCCATACTTAAACGTATGAAAGAATATGGAATGGCAAATGTGAATGTTGGAAAAGACAATCGGTTTTCGAAATATTATCATCCAAAAGAAACTATTCAACATAAGCGTATGACAATGGAAGAATTCTTAGTAATCTCAGAAGAAGATTATATTTCTCACCATGGCATAAAAGGCCAGAAATGGGGTAAGAAGAATGGTCCTCCATATCCTTTAAAATCCAGCAAACTTTCTATTTCTGAGAAAAAACGTAAAAAAGATGATAAAACACATTTTTATAGTTTAAAAAATGAAGATAATAAAAAAGTTGGACAGGCAATAGTCGACGATGAAGGAGACGAGTATCATATAGATTGGCTTGGTATAAAACAAAAGTATAGAAGACAAGGATATGGAAAAGAAGCCATGCAATTATTAATAAAAGATGCTGAAAAAAGAGGAAAGAAATATATAACGTTGGACGCTGCTGGCTTAGATCCAGCTGCTATACATATTTATGAAAAATTTGGTTTTAATGTAGTTAAAGAAATAGAAAGTGATGTATGGAACAATTTAAAAGTGATGAGAAAAGAGGTAAGAAAATGAGTCAATGGATTCTCATCCCAATCAGCAAAAAAGAAGACTACATTGCCCATCATGGTATTATGGGACAGAAATGGGGTAAGAAAAATGGTCCTCCGTATCCTCTCGGCTCTAGTGATCATTCTGCTTCTGAGAGAAAAGCTGGTTGGAGGCAATCGCTATTGGATAAAAGAAAAACAAAACAAGAGCGATTGAGAAAGAAAGAAGAACGTAATAATTATATTAATAAATCTATTGAGTATGGTAAAGAATTTCAACAAACTCAGAAAGGAAAACGCCTAAAAGAAAATCTATCCAATGCTTATGATATATATTTTGGATCATATGGTAAAAATGGTGAAAAAGAATTTATTAAATCCGAGAAAGAATACCTTACAAAGATGGGAGAGTATGAGGCTAAAAAATTTTTACAAGAATATGATTTGGATAAATTAAAAGAATTAAATCCTTATATAAAATTTGAAACCAAAAGTGAATTTATAAAAGAGTATGCAGAAGAAAGTTATTATGTGCATCGAGAATAAAGGAGAATAAAAATGAACGAATACATCTTAGTTCCAAATGATGAAAACTTTATTGCTCATCATGGCATTAAAGGCCAGAAGTGGGGAATAAGACGGTATCAAAATTCTGATGGCACTTTAACAGCTGCTGGAAGAGCTAGGTATGGTATATCAGAAGATAGATATACAAGATCTCAGCAAATTCAGGATAAACGTTTATATGGTAAAAAAGCCGTTAAAAGAGTTGCTAAAAAGTTAGGTCAAGGTGAAAACCTTAAATCTGCTAGACACGTTGAGGCTAAAAATGAATTTAATAGAAAAGCTTTAAAAAAAGCAACTGCGGATGCAATTGGTTCTGGAATAGGTGCCGCTGGAGCATCGATAGCTATGCAAATGATGGCACATGGTGGTGTATTATCTAGTGGCACTTTAGCAAAAGCTGGAGTTCTTGGCGCTGGTGTGGCAGCTTCTGTGTTTGGCATTAAAACAGCAAAATCGCTTCCTAAAAACCCATATAGATGAAAGGATTTAAATATGTATATATTAATTCCTAAAGATGATTATATCGCTCATCATGGTATTAAAGGTCAAAAGTGGGGTGTGAGACGATACCAAAATGAAGATGGTTCCCTTACTCCAGCTGGAAGAGCAAGATACCAAAAAATGGAAAGAAAACAACTTCGTAAAAATTGGACCAAATCATATAATAAAGCAACGACAAAATTTAATGATAAACTTAATAAAATAAATAATAAAAAAGAGTATAAAAATGAAAAATTTGATGAAAAATTTGCAAATGATATTGGTCAAAAATACATTAAAGAAATTTCAAAAGAATGGAAGAATGAATATTTAAATACATTAATAAATGATTATCCACACTTAGACATTGATGAATTAATGAATACACCAATGTTTAATACGTATGATGAGTATATTAAAAAGAAATAAAGGAGTATTCAATGTCTAAACTAACAGATCGCATCCAACACGCTTGGAATGCGTTTATGAACAAAGATCCGACGGAAGAGATTAGAAAGCCTTACTATTCAGAACCGTCTACATATATGAGGCCGGATCGAGTAGTATTGCGATATGGTCATGAAAAGTCTATTGTTACTGCTATTTGGAATAGAATAGCAATAGATGTCGCCGCCGTCAAAATGGAAGAAGTTATACTAGATAAGAATAATCGATATGTCGAGACTGTTCGATCTGGTTTAACATCTTGCCTAACTCTATCTGCTAATATCGATCAGACAGGACGAGATTTTATTAGAGATCTTGTCATTTCAATGTTTGATGAAGGAGTAGTTGCTGTAATCCCTGTTGATACAACAATTAATCCGGAAAGATCTGATGGCTATGATATTAACACAATACGAGTTGGACAGATAATGGAATGGAAACCGTCAGCTGTAAAGGTTAAACTTTATAATGATAAAACCGGAAAAAAAGAAGAACTATGGTTTGATAAAAAGATGGTTGCCATTATACAAAATCCACTTTATTATGTGATGAATGAGCCAAATTCTACTTTACAGCGGCTTATCAGAAAACTAAATTTGCTTGATTCTATTGATGAGCAGTCTGCTTCTGGAAAGATCGATTTAATCATTCAGGTTCCTTACACAATTAGGAACAAGACGAGAAAAGCGGAGGCAGAAGAGCGTCGAAAAGACATCGAGATGCAGTTAACCGGTTCTAAGTATGGTATAGCTTATACCGACGGTTCCGAAAGAATAACTCAGCTTAATAGACCTATTGATAACAACATGATGTCGCAGGTTGAATACCTAACAAACATGCTTTATAATCAGTTGGGAATTTCTCAAGGAATTTTTGATGGAACAGCAACGGAAGAGCAAAAGCTTGATTACCACAACAGAACCTTAGAACCAATTCTCTCAGCAATCACTGTCGAATTTACTAGAAAGTTCTTATCTTCAAATGCAAGGACTCGAGGACATAGTGTAATATTTATGAATGATCCGTTCAAGTTAGTCCCAGTAACACAAATTGCTGAAATAGCTGATAAATTCACTCGCAATGAGATTCTTAGCTCTAACGAATTACGTGCTATCATCGGATACAAACCGATCGATGATCAGCGTGCTGATGAGTTACGTAATAAGAATCTTAATGCAAGCAATGAAGAGATTGAGGCAATGACAACACGAGATGAGAAAGAGCCTGGTGAAGAAAACATTGAAGAGGAGGAAGTTGAAATAAGTGGATAACAAATTTTTAAAAGACATGATTAAAGATGAGATGGAGAACGCAAAAGAATATGCTACTCAGGCGCTCGAGGAAAAAACGTCTCATCCGAAATGGGCTAACAAGTTAATGGAAATGAGTGAGCGCACACAAAAACATGTTGAGGTACTCCATGAAATGCTTAAAGAACAGCATGATGAAGAAAAGAAGTATCCGACAATGGCAACATACTCTACAGGAGACTATGATTCCGAATACAAAGAATTGGTAGATGATTATGCCGACAAAGCCTCCAAGATTCGGAGTATGAAAGAAATGTATTATCGTCGTTAGAAAGGAGAGAACTTCAAAATGGGAGTAAAAAAGTATGATTTTGGAGGATGGGCATCTAAGAATGATGTTAGATGTACAGATGGAACAACCATCCGACAGAATGCTTTTGCTAACCAGAATGGGCAGAAAGTACCGCTCGTTTGGATGCATCAGCACAGAGATCCCGACAATGTTCTCGGTCATTGTATCATTGAAAATCGGAAGCAGGGTGTATATGTTTATGGATCGTTTAATGATACCCCTCGCGGTCGTAACATGAAAGAACGTGTTGCACATGGCGATATCGACGCCCTTTCGATTTATGCCGATACACTTGATCGAACAAGTAAGGATGATATCCTTCATGGTGTTATCAGAGAAATTAGTCTTTGTCTTTCCGGAGCAGATCCGACTGCACGCATCGACTATCCGGTATTAGAGCATTCTGGAGATCTTATTACAGAAGAGGCTATTATCTATCCGAATCTCGGGCTTGATGTTCTTATGCATTCTGCTGATGAAGATGAGGAAGAAGAGGAAGATAAGAAAAAGAAACCTGTTGATGATGAAGAATCTGATGATGAAGAATCTGATGAAGAAGAATCCGATGAGGATGAAGAGGATGAAGACATGGAAGACAAAAAGAAAAAAGTTGCTCATGCTGCAGAAGACATGACCATTGAAGATGTGAAGAAGATTTATGGTGATATGTCTGAAGAACAGAAGACGGCAACAAATATTCTCGTTGGTATCGCAGCAAAAGGTGGTTTAAAGTCTGCCGAAAAAGAAGAAGATGACGAGGATGAAGAAGAAAATGTTAAGCATTCATATGATGATGAGGAAGGAGATTTCGTAATGCACAAGAATGTATTCGATCAGGAAGAAATGAATGAGAACGCAGGTGTTCTTACACACGCAGATCAGCAAATGATTCTGGAAAATGCTAAGCGGATGGGTTCTTTCCGTGCGGCTCTTAGAGACTATGAGGAGGAGAATGGTACGGTTATCATGCACTCCATCGATACGACCGGCATGACTGTTGGCAATGGACAGTGGAGAAGTGATATTCCGTCTGGCCGTCCGACTCAGTATGCATTCAATGATCCGAGCATGCTGTTCCCGGATTATCGTAGCATGACCGCTGAACCGGCATGGATTAGCCGGAATATGGACTGGGTGAATGTTGTCCTTGGTGGCGTACATCACACTCCGTTCAGCCGTATCAAATCCGTATTTGCTGATATTACGGAAGACGAAGCTCGTGCAAAGGGTTATCTGAAAGCGCATCAGAAGAGCGAAGAGATCTTCACGCTGCTTAAGAGAGTAACCGATCCGCAGACAATCTACAAGAAACAGAGAATTGATCGCGATGATGTTATCGACATCACTGATTTCAACGTTGTTTCTTGGATTCGTGCAGAGATGCGTGTGATGCTTAACGAGGAAATCGCTCGTGCAATTCTGATTGGTGATGGCCGTTCTGCAGCATCCAACGACAAGATCAAAGAAGACCACATCCGTCCGATCGTATCCGATGTACCGCTGTTCAATGTTCTGGTTCCGGTTGCAGTTTCTGAGGATCAGTCTAAGTCTTCCGATGAGAATGCAGCTCAGACGGCAAAGAACCTTATCAACGCAGTAATTCGTGCTCGTAAGGACTACAAAGGTTCCGGCAACCCGACTCTGTTCACAACCGAAGACGAGCTTACTGAAATGCTCCTGATCGAGGACGGCATTGGTCATAAACTTTATAAGACCGAGACTGAGCTTGCTACTGCTCTGCGCGTTTCCCGTATCGTGACAGTTGAGCCGATGCAGGGACAAACGATCACTGTTTCTAACAAGAAGTATGCTCTGTCTGGTGTAATTGTTAACTTGGCTGATTACAATGTTGGTACTGATAAGGGCGGCGAGATCAATAGCTTCGATGATTTCGATATCGACTACAACCAGTATGTATACTTGCTTGAGACTCGTATGAGCGGTGCCCTGACCAAGCCGTATTCCGCAATGACGATTTATCGTAACAAAGAAATCGTTAACAATCAGCCGGCAGGCTAATAAGGTCAAAATGGAAGGAAAGTGATATGAGTAAGTATCATGGTAAAGTCGGATATGTCGAAACTATAGAAGAGCCGGAAGGGTCAGGCATTTGGATCGACCAAATAGTAGAGCGAAACTACTATGGCGATATTTTAATGAATATAAGTCGCTGGAACGCTTCCGGAGAAGTTAATGACAATCTGACATATTCAAACCAAATCTCAATTGTAGCCGATCCATATGCTTACCAGCACTTTTCTTCCATCAAATATATTTGGCTCCATGGAGCTAGATGGAAAGTGTCTAGTATAACTGAGAATCGGCCACGATTGATAATAACATTAGGAGGCATGTATACAGATGGGGAAGAGGATTGATTTACAAAATGAGTTAAAATCGGTTCTTGGTTCTGAGAATGTATACTTTCAGCCTCCCGAAAATGTAAAGATGCAATACGATGCAATCGTGTATCATTTGCAAAGAGGAAATACCAATTTTGCAGATGATAAGCCGTATAAGTTTACAAGATGCTATAACCTCGTTTTAATTTCAAAAAACCCAGATTGTCCAATTGTTGATAAGTTAGCTTTAGCTTTTCCAATGATTACTTTGGATAGGTGTTATATTGCTGACAATCTTAATCATTGGGCATATACATTATTCTTTTGAAGGAGGAATACAAAATGTCAAGAGCTGTATGGGATGATGTAGGTGAGCGCCGTTATGAAACAGGTACTGACCGTGGTATGCTGTATCCGATGAAAGATGACGGAACTTATGATAAAGGTGTAGTTTGGAATGGTCTTACGACTGTAACCGAGACTCCGGAAGGCGGAGAGACGAATGACATCTATGCTGATAACATTAAGTACCTTTCTCTTATTGGTACTGAATCTTTCGGTGGAACGATCGAAGCGTACAACTATCCGGAAGAGTTTGAGAAATGTGACGGAACTGCCGACATTACTGTTGGCGTAAAGGCTGGTCAGCAGACGAGAAAAGCATTTGGTTTTGCTTATCGTACTCGTCTTGGTAACGATGTTGCTGGTAATGAATTTGGTTATAAGCTGCATTTGGTTTACAGTGCAAAAGCGAATCCGTCTAGCCGTAGTTATACGACTATCAATGAGAGTCCGGAAGCGATCACGTTCAGCTGGGAATTCAAATCTACACCGACCCCGTTTAAGAAACGTACCGATCTTAAGCCGGTATCGTTGATCACGATTGACTCTACCAAAGTAGATTCCGCTAAGCTTAAACAGCTTGAAGATCTTCTTTATGGTGTTGATGCAGATCCGGAGCATAGCATTGAAGCAGCCGATCCGACGTTCCCGACGCCTGATCAGGTTGTTGCTCTGTTCAACGCAGAGGTAGTTGGCTGATAAGGTCAAAATGGAAGTAAAATAAAGAGATTATAGCTGGTTCAATTAGTTTAGTCTTTTTGGACCAGCTATTTTTAAGGAGGAAAAGGAGACTATGTATATTAGAGACATCACCTACACAGATTTCAATGGGGAAGAAAGAACCGATACTTGTTGTTTTCATTTAACAAAAGCGGAAGTTGTTGATTGGCTTACAACATCTGGAGATTATACGCTTGATAAGGTTGTTGAGAAACTCGTATCATCCCACAATGGAAAAGAGATTATGAACATCTTTAAAGACATGATTCGTCGGTCATATGGTGTTAAATCTCTTGATGGTAAGCGATTTATCAAAACAAAAGAAGTACAGGATGAATTCTTTGAATCCGAAGCATACTCTGTTCTGTTTATGGAACTTGTAACAGATGCAGCAAAAGCTGGTGAATTCTTTATGGGCATCTTGCCTTCGGATTTGTCTGATGAAATTAATAAATTTATGAAAGATTCAGAGAATCTTCCGGAAGAATTTAAGAAATACTTTGGAGAAAAGAAGCCGGAAGCAATTGAGCAGAAAAAATGAAGACAGTAATTATACCGAAAACCGAATTATATGATGAAGACAAAAATGAATTCATATCGATAAAAGATACAAAATTAACTATTGAACATTCATTAATTTCAATTAAAAAATGGGAAGAGCGATGGAAGGTTCCTTTTCTTAAAACGGAAAAAACAGCAGAACAATTTTTAGATTACATTAGATGTATGACGATAAATAATGTTGATGAAAATATTTATCGTTTTATACCGTCTAAAATTTTACAAGAAATTGTTGACTATATCGCTGATCCAATGACTGCTACTTGGTTTTCGAATAATGAAACAATAGGTGCTCAAAAAAAAGAAACAGAAATTGTTACGGCAGAGATTATTTACTATTGGATGATAGCTTTAAATATTCCAATGGAATTTCAAAAATGGCATTTGAACAGTCTTTTAACTTTAATAAGAGTCGTTAGTATAAAGAATGAGCCCAAAAAGAAAATGAGTGATAGAGAATGGGCTTTGCAAAGATCGAGATTAAATAAAGCTAGAAGTAAACACAAATGAGGAAATAATTTATGATTTCTTTTAAATCTAAAGGAGATTTTAAGACAACCGAAAGATATTTGAAAAAATCTATGGGACGGTCCTATCAAACTCTTTTAGATAGATATGGACAAATGGGTGTTGATGAATTGGCTAGATACACACCCAAAGATACTGGTTTGACGGCTAACTCTTGGAAATATGAATTAAGAGAAACAACTGATGGAGTGTCAATAATTTGGAATAATACAAATGTTGTTAAAGGAGTTAACATAGCCGTCATTCTACAGTATGGTCATGGAACAAGAAATGGTGGTTATGTTGTCGGTACTGATTATATTAATCCGGCATTAAAGCCAATATTTGAAGAACTAGCCGAAAAAGCATGGAAGGAGGTAAAGAGTCTCGAATGAGTGCTGTTATTGATGAAAAAGTTGTCGAGATGCGATTTGACAACAAACAGTTTGAATCAGCAGCTGGTGACAGTTTAAAAACAATAGATCAACTTAACAAGGCTCTTAAAAACACCTCCGGAACAACAACCGATGTTGATAAATTAGCAAAAAGTATAAATAATACTGATATTTCTGGAATTTCAACAGCGGTTGAATCTTTACAAAAACGATTTTCAACGCTCGGCATCGTTGGAATGCAAGTGATTGAAAATATTACGAATGGAATTCTTGGTAAATTAACTGGTGCAGTAAAAAGTTTAGCAAATCAAATTGTATCTGGCGGTATTAAAAGAGCAATGAATATTGAAAACGCCAGATTTCAGCTTCAAGGTTTAATTTCTGATGAAAAAGAAGTGGAAGCTGTTATGGCCGATGCTGCAGATTCGGTTGACGGAACGGCTTATAGTTATGATTCCGCAGCAAAAGCAGCGTCAATGTTTGCTGCTACTGGATTAAGATCTGGCGAGCAAATGCAAAGAGCATTAAAAGCTATAGCAGGTGTCGCAGCTACTACGAATTCAGATTATGAATCGATGTCTGAGATATTTACGACCATTGCTGGTCAAGGTCGTGTTATGGGTATGCAATTAACTCAGCTTGCAACTCGTGGTATGAATGCTGCAGCCAGTCTTAAGGAATATTTCAATCAGGTAAATAGTGGACAAGTAGAAGTTAGTGATAAAGCCAAGAAAATGGTGCAAGATATTACGACAAGCACCAATATAACAGAAGCTGAAATTCGTGATATGGTTTCAAAGGGAAAGATTTCTTTTGAGGTTTTTTCCGAAGCTATGGCTACCACATTTGGCGATCATGCAAAAGATGCGAATAAAACTTTTACTGGTGCCATGTCGAATATTAGGGCAGCGTTATCTAGAACCGGAGCAATGTTTGTCCAAGATATTATTCGACAAGAAGGAGAAGCTGTAAAATTATTTAATACTATTCGAGTTAAAATTAATGATATGAATAAGGCTTTAAAGCCTTTTGCTGAGAATAGTGTTAGAATAGTTAAAGAATTTATAAAGAATTTAACAAGCGTTGTTGAAAAAGTTGATATGTATAGAATAATATCAATTGTAACAAACGCTTTAGATTCTTTGTTTAATGTTTTAAAAGGTATAGGTTCTATATTAAAACCTATTGGCGAAGCTTTCGCGGAAGTATTTCACATAGATTTACAAGCATTAAATAGAGCATCTTATTCTTTATGGGAATTTACAAGACGTTTAAAAATTACAGATGAAAATGCAGAAAACATAAAGGCGACATTTAAAGGTTTATTTGATTTTATAAAGATGCTTGGAACCCTGTTTGTTCGACTTATAAATGCCATATTACCAGGAACAAAAGCTCTTGGATCTTTTGGGGAAGTAATTCTTCAGTTAACAGGTAATTTTGGAAGATTACTTAGTAAATTTTCTGAATTTGTATTAGAATCACAGACAATAAAAGATATTTTTGATGGTATCCATTTTGTGTTTGAAAAAGCTGCCGAAGGAATTGGGAAATTCTTTGGAAATTTAAGAGAAGGCATGAAGATGGATACTTCTTGGTTTGATCGTATAAAAGAGAAGTTTCAAGGTATGGAATCTCCTCTTGAGAAATTTCAGCAGATCGGATCTAGTTTATTCAAAGGCATTAAAAATTTCTTTGAGCCTGTAATTAATACATTGAAGGAACTTGGAAAAGCTATTTGGGATGTATTAACATCGACGAATCCGATGAAGGCATTTATTGCTTTTCTTAATAGCAAACTTTTTACAGGTATTGTTGGAACTTTTACGGAACTTGTTAACACTTTAACTAAAACATTGATTAACACTGTTTTAGCATCTATGAGTAATTTCTTTTTACAATTAGGGGCCATGGTCGCCTCTATGAAAAATTTAGATAGAACAATTGATATTCTAAAAGGTCTTGGAATTGCTTTATTAGAATTAGCAGCTGCGATGTATATTATATCGTCAATTGATTCTAAAAAGTTAGTTGCAGCGACAGCGGCTGTTTCGGTTTTAATGTTTGAATTGGTTACTGCTTTTGAAACAATTATGCAATTATCTGCTTCAGCAAGAACACGTCTTAAATTTGATTTTAAAGAAAAAACATTTGGTATGTGGGAATCCATATCTGCGGAATTAATGAGCATTGCTTTAGCAGTATTAGCTTTGTCTGCTGCTGTTACAGTTTTAGCTAATCTAGATCCAGATCGATTAATTCAAGGAATGATTGGTGTAACAGTTATTTTAGGAGAATTAGTAGCCGTTATTGAGATATTAGATCATACTACTACTGGAGGAAAATTAGCCGGAGTAGGAGCAACATTAATCGGAATATCAGTTGGTCTATTAGTTTTAACATCAGCAGTTAAAAAGCTTGGGGATATGGATCTTGAGCAATTAGGAAAGGGTCTAGTTGCTGTTGGAGTATTATTAGCTGAGATGACTTTGGCTCTTAAATTCATGCCAAAGTCTGGCGCAGTTTCTGCTATAGGCGCTATTGAGTTAGCATTATCCCTTGTTTTAGTAGCATCGACCTTAAAGATTCTTTCGACAATAGATATGGACGACCTATATAATAGTGTCGTTATGATGGGTTTGGTGCTTTTGGAAATGACTTTGGCTTTAAAATTCATGCCAATGACCGGTGCAATTTCAGCTTTAGGCGCCATAGAAATGGCAATAGCCTTTGTTGGAATAGCTGTATCTTTGAAAATTTTGGCCACATTAGATA